GCCGCTTTATGTGGGGTGACAGCCTGCAGGCCGGGGAGCCCGCGCGTCTGATGGGCTATCCGGTGTTGATCTGCGAGGACATGCCGGATGTGGCGGCCAACAGCCACCCGATCGCCTTTGGCGACTTTACCGCCGGCTACACGATTGCCGAGCGTCCCGATCTGCGCATCCTGCGGGATCCCTTCTCGGCCAAGCCGAATGTGCTGTTCTACGCCAACAAGCGCGTGGGCGGCGATGTCACCGACTTTGCAGCGATTAAGCTGCTGCGTGTTGCTGTCTCGTAATCGAAGCTGTGGGTCCGGTCCTCATGGGGGCCGGACCCATGGGCGCGCATGGGTTCTCACGGGGCCTTTGGGGCTGATGGCAAAGGATCTGAAGATGATGCTGACGGAAATGACAACGGTCCCTGTTGCGGCCCTACCTGTGCAAGGGTTGAAGGACCATTTGCGGTTGGGCAGCGGGTTCACTGAGGATGGGCTGCAAGATGGGCTGATCGAGGCCTATCTGCGCGCCGCGATTGCGGTGGTCGAGGGCCGGATCGGCAAGATGCTGATCGCGCGCCGCTTCAAGTTGGAGCTGGAAGATTGGCGCAGCGCTGGTGAGCAGCCTTTGCCCGTGGCGCCGGTCAGTTCTGTGGTGTCGGTGATGGTTGTGGATGCGGCAGACGTGACCACTGTGGTGGAAGCGGCGCGCTATCGGCTGGTGCCGGACATGCATCGCCCAAAGCTGGTGGCGGTGGGGGTTTTGCTGCCCGTCGTGCCGATGGATGGCCGTGCTGAAGTGGTGTTTGACGCAGGCTTTGGCGCGACTTGGGCCGAGGTGCCTGTGGATCTGGCGCAGGCAGTGATGCTGCTGGCGGCCGAGTATTATGAAACGCGCCAGCCCGGTGATGGCGGGCAGGGGGGGCTGCCCTTTGCGGTGCAGGCGCTGATTGAGCGCTGGCGCACGGTGCGTATTCTTGGGGGCAAGCCATGAGCGGGGTGCGCCTGGATCGCCGTATGGTGTTGGAGGCGCCCGAGCGGGTGGCCGATGGCGCGGGCGGTTTTCAACTGACTTGGGCGGTCCGTGGGGTGTTATGGGCCGCGCTGAAGCCCGGTGCGGGGCGTGAGGCCGCCGGGATCGAAGTGCGCGCGGCGCAGGTGCCTTACCGCATCACGGTGCGCGCGGCCCCTGTGGGATCGACGGCTCGGCCACGGCCTGAGGATCGGCTGCGCGATGGGGCGCGGGTCTTCACTCTTTTGGCGGTGACCGAAGAGGACCCGCGAGGTCAGTACTTGACTTGTTTTGCCCGTGAGGAGGACCCGGCATGAGTTATGCGGCGGCGGCGGCCTTGCAGGCGGCAATCTTTGGCGCGCTGAGCGCGGCGCCCGCGCTTTCGGGGGTGAGCATCGTCGATGCGATGCCGCCCGGCACAACGCCCGGCACCTTCATTTTGATTGGCCCAGAGGTGGTGCTGGATCAGTCGGACGGCACGGGGCCGGGGGCGGAACATCGGTTCACCATCAGCGTCATCAGCGATGCGGCGGGTTTTCTGACCGCAAAGACGCTGGCGGCGGCTGCTTCGGCAGCGCTCTTGGGCGGGGGCCTGAGCCTTGCGACGGGAACGCTGGTGTCGATCCGGTTTCAGCGTGCCGTGGCGCGGCGGTTGGACGAGGGCACGGCGCGGCGCATCGATATGACATTTCGCGCCCGGGTGGAGCTTTAGCGGATTTTTACAGCCGAAGGCGCGGCCTTGTGGCGGTTAGGGAGATGAAAGATGGCAGTTCAGAATGGCAAGGATCTGTTGATCAAGGTCGATATGGTCGGGGACGGGCAGTTTCAAACGCTGGCGGGACTGCGCGCCCAGCGGTTCAGCCTGAACGCCGATCAGGTGGATGTCACCAGCCTGGAAAGTGCAGGGGGCTGGCGGGAACTGCTGGCGGGCGCTGGGGTGAAATCTGCCTCGATCTCGGGCTCGGGCGTGTTTCGCGATGCGGCGACCGATGGGCGCGCGCGGCAGATTTTCTTTGATGCCGAAACCCCGGATTTCCAGGTCGTGGTGCCGGATTTCGGCACCATTGAAGGGCCGTTCCAGATCACCAGCATCGAGTATGCGGGCAGCCACAATGGTGAGGCGACCTATGAGATCAGCCTCGCCTCGGCGGGTCAGTTGACCTTTGTCGCGCTGTAAGGGGCGGGCGGATGGTCAACCCCTTTGCCGGTGAGGTGGCGATCGATCTGGATGGGCAGCGCCATGTGGCCAAGCTGACCTTGGGCACGCTGGCCGAGTTGGAGGCCACGCTGCAGGCGGGGTCCTTGATGGAGCTGGTCGAGCGGTTCGAGACGCGGGCCTTCACGACACGCGATGTGCTGGCGCTTATCGTGGCGGGGCTGCGGGGTGGCGGCTGGCAGGGGTCGGCGGCCGATCTGCGCACCGTCGCCATCGGCGGCGGCCCGGTCGAGGCCGCGCGGGTGGCGGCCGAGCTTTTGGCGCGGGCTTTTCAGTTGCCGGAGGAGCAATGAGCCGGATCGACTGGCCGGGGCTGATGCGGGTCGGACTGGGCCGCTTGGGCCTGACGCCCGATCAGTTCTGGCGGCTTAGCCCGGTGGAGTTGCGGATGATGTTGGGCGCAGAGGCGGCGGTGCCGCCTTTGACGCGGGCGCGGCTGGAAGAGCTGGCTGCGGCATATCCCGATCAGGGAAAGGGCAAGGATGATGGCAGAGATTGACGAGCTGCAGGACCAGATCGCGGCGCTGGAGGCCACATTGGCGGGCAGCGCGGGGATGGTGGCGGCCTTTGACGGCGAGCTTGCGCGGATGCGCGACAGTCTGGTGTTCACCGGGCGTGAGGTGAACACGCTTTCGTCGGGCATCGGCGGTGGGTTGCGGCGGGCCTTTGACGGGCTGGTGTTTGACGGGGTGAAGCTGTCGGACGCGCTGCGCGGTGTGGCGCGCACCATGGCCGACACCGTTTACGGGGTGGCGATGAAGCCGGTGCAGACCGCGCTGGGGGGTGCAATCGCGCAAGGGCTAAACGGGCTTTTGGGGGGCTTGATGCCCTTTGAAAAGGGTGGCGCCTTTTCCCAGGGCCGGGTGATGCCCTTTGCCAAGGGGGGCGTGGTGGCACAGGCAACCGCCTTTCCGATGCGGGGAGCCACTGGGTTGATGGGCGAGGCAGGGCCAGAGGCGATCATGCCTTTGGCGCGCGGGGCTGACGGCCGGCTTGGCGTCCAGGCGGCGGGTGCTTCGCGGCCTGTCACGGTGGTGATGAACATCACAACGCCCGATGTGCAGGGCTTTCAGCGCAGCCAGACCCAGATTGCCGCTCAAGCACAGCGGATGCTGGCGCGTGGGCAAAGAAACCGCTGAGGGGGCAGGACATGGCATTTCACGACATCCGCTTTCCGGCGAACCTGTCGTTCGGCGCGCTGGGTGGGCCCGAACGGCGCACCGAAATCGTCACGCTGGCCAATGGCCATGAGGAGCGCAACACGCCCTGGGAACATTCGCGCCGCCGTTATGACGCGGGGCTGGGCCTGCGCTCTTTGGACGATCTGGAAACGCTGATCGCCTTCTTCGAGGCGCGGCGCGGGCCCCTGCATGCATTTCGATGGAAGGACTGGGCGGATTGGAAATCCTCCGTTCCTTCGGCGTCAACGGGGCCGATGGATCAAAACTTAGGCGTTGGCGATGGGGTGCGGACGGCGTTTCAACTGCGCAAGCGCTATCTGTCTGGGTCTCAGGACTATTGGCGCCCGATTGCCAAGCCGGTGGTGGGCACTGTGACCGTGGCGATCGCCGATGATCCCAAGGTGGAAGGGGTAGAGTTCACGGTCGATACGGCGACTGGGATCGTGACCTTTGTCACGCCCCCCGACATTGGCGCAGTTGTCACTGCAGGCTTTGAATTCGATGTGCCGGTGCGGTTTGAAACCGACCGGATCGCGGTCTCGCTGGCGTCGTTCAACGCGGGCGAGGTGCCCGATGTGCCGGTGATCGAGGTGCGGCAATGAGCGGGCGCGAGGATCTATATCAGCATCTGGGCGGCGGCATCACCACGGTCTGCCATTGCTGGCTGGTCACGCGCAAGGACGGTGAAACCTATGGTTTCACCGATCATGACAAGGACCTGTCATTTGACGGCCATATGTTCAAGGCGGCCAGCGGCCTTTCAGCGGGAGCCTTGCAGCAGACCACGGGGCTTTCGGTGGACAACGCCGAGGCGGTGGGGGCTTTGTCGGATGCCTCGGTCCGCGAGGAGGATCTGGCAGAAGGGCGCTTTGACGGGGCCGAGGTGCAAAGCTGGCTGGTCAATTGGGCGGATGTCAGCGCGCGCGTGTTAGAGTTTCGCGGCAATTTCGGCGAGGTGACCCGCAAGGCGGGGGCCTTTCGCGTGGAACTCAGGGGCCTGAGCGAGCGGCTGAACCAAGTTCAGGGCTTGGTCTATCAGGCGGGTTGTGGCGCGGTTTTGGGCGATGCGCGCTGTGGGATTAATCTGGCCTTGCCGGCCTATCGCACCACAACCGTGATCGCCGAGATTGACGTGCTGGGGCGCATCCGGATTAACGGACAGACCGGTTTTGCCGACCAGTGGTTTGAACGCGGTCAGATCGAAGTACTAAACGGCGCCTCTGCGGGCATGTCGGTCATGGTCAAGGCCGACCGGCTGACCGCGACGGGGCGGGTCGTGGACCTTTGGCATGGCACGGGCGCGGATATCGCAGCGGGCGACAGCATTCGGCTGATTGCAGGATGTGATCGGCGCGCGGCGACCTGCCGGACGAAGTTTGCCAATTTCGCAAACTTCCGCGGCTTTCCCCATGTGCCGGGCGAGGACTGGCTGACCTCCTATCCCGCCTCAACCATGTTGAATGACGGGGGGAGCCTGCAGGGATGACCCGCAATGATGAGGTTTTGGCGCGCGCGCGTGATTGGTTGGGCACGCCCTATCGACATCAGGCCAGTTGCAAAGGTGCTGGCACCGATTGTCTTGGCCTGTTGCGCGGCATCTGGCGCGAGATTCACGGGGAGGAGCCGCGGTTGGTGCCTGCCTATACGCCGGATTGGGCCGAGCCGACCGGGCAAGAGGTGCTGTTACAAGCCGCGCGCGAGTTTTTGTGCCCCGTGGCGCTGGGCCAAGAGGTGCCCGGCGATGTCTTGCTCTTTCGCATGCGCCCCGGCGCAATAGCCAAACATCTGGGCATTTTGGCCGACGCCGGCCCAGTGCCTGCGTTCATCCACGCCTACAGCGGTCATGGGGTTGTGATCTCGCCGCTGTCAGGACCATGGCAGCGCAAGATCGCCGCTGTTTTTCGTTTTCCTTGAAGGAGCCTGAACCATGGCGACCATCCTTTTGTCAGCAGCCGGAGCGGCCGTCGGAGCGGGGTTCGGTGGCACGGTGCTGGGCCTGTCAGGGGCGGTGATTGGCCGGGCCGTCGGGGCCACGCTGGGCCAGGTCATTGACCAGCGCCTCCTTAGGGCAGGGTCCGAGGCAGTGGAGGTGGGGCGGGTCGAGCGCTTTCGCCTGACCGGGGCCAGCGAAGGTGCGGCGGTCACGCGCGCCTGGGGCCGGGTGCGGCTCGGGGGGCAAGTCATCTGGGCGACGCGCTTTCGCGAAACGGTCTCCGAGAGCGGCAGTAGCAAGGGCGGCGGTGCGGGCCGTGTCACGCAGTACAGCTATTCGGTCAGCCTTGCGATTGCGCTCTGTGAAGGGGAAATCCGCCGCGTGGGCCGGATCTGGGCAGATGGCAATGAAATTGCCACCAACGCGCTGACGATGCGGGTCTACAAGGGCACCGAAGCGCAGCTGCCCGATCCCAAAATCGCGGCAGTCGAGGGCGCGGGCAATGCGCCTGCTTATCGTGGGGTCGCCTATGTGGTGATCGAGGATCTTGATCTTTCGGCTTTTGGCAGCCGGGTGCCGCAGTTCAGCTTTGAGGTGGTGCGCCCGGCGCAAACGGCTGGCGTGGCCCGGGTCGAGGAGTTGGCGGCGAGTATCTCGGGCCTGTGCGTGATCCCGGGCACGGGGGAGTACTCGCTGGCAACCACGCCTGTGCATTACCAGATCGGCCCCGGCCAGAACCGCACCGCCAATGTCAACATGCCAACCGACCAGACCGATTTTGCGGTGTCACTTGAACAGTTGACCGAAGAGATGCCGGGGGTTGGGGCGGCCTCTTTGGTGGTGTCGTGGTTTGGCGATGATCTGCGCTGTGGGCAGTGCACAGTGCGGCCAAAGGTGGAACAAAAGACGTTGGACGGGGTGGGCATGCCGTGGCGGTCGGGTGGGATCACGCGCGCCACCGCCGAAGAAGTGCCGAAGGTGGCGGGCCGATCCATCTATGGCGGGACACCCACCGATCAGGCAGTCATCGAGGCAATTGTCGCAATGAAAGCGGCTGGCAAGGACGTGACGTTCTATCCCTTCATCCTGATGGATCAGCTTGAGGGCAATACGCTTACAAACCCGTGGACCGGGCAGGTGGGCCAGCCGAAACTGCCGTGGCGCGGGCGGATCACAACCTCTCTGGCCCCCGGCTTGCCCGGAACGCCCGACCGCACCGCCGCCGCCGCTACCGAGGTGGCGGCCTTTATCGGCACGGCCACGGCGGCGCATTTTTCGCTGTCGGGCACCACGATCAGCTACAGCGGGCCGAATG